TCATGAAGGTCGACTTGCCGCAACCGTTGGCGCCGATCAGGCCGTAGCGGTTACCGGCGCCGAATTTGACCGAAACGTTTTCGAATAGCGGCTTGGCGCCGAACTGCATCGTGATGTTAGCTGTGGAAATCAATTACCTTACCTATCAATGGGTTAGAGCTGGTCGTTTTTGCCTGATACCGATTTGATACCAATCTGGAGCTTTTCCAGCTCCGCCCAGTCTGAGCTTGAGTTGAGCCAACGCGCATACGTCGTCAGCAACATTTGGACGCTGTGGCCAAGTTGCTGAGCGATGAAGGCGGGGTTCATGTTGGACATTAAGCATATTGTCGCATAAGTATGACGGCAGTTGTACGGTGGCCGATAAGACATCGCCAGTGCCTTCAGGGCTGGTCCCCACTGCTTATGCAGGTCGGACGTCTGTTTGATGTACTCGCTGTTCTTCGATGGCGGGAACACATAGGGCGTTTCCTTGATCCTGCCGACGCCTTTTTTGCGACGTTCCGCGTACTGGCGGGCGTACTCCAGCGCGTGCAGCGCCCGCTCATTGAGCAGCACATAGCGATCTTTGCCGGTCTTAGTGCGTTCTTCGACTACGGCCAGTGCCACAGTGCGGCGGACATGAACCTGGCGCTTCACCAGGTCCACAGCATCCCAGCGCAGTGCCGCGACCTCTGACAGCCGGAGCCCGGTGAAGAACGCAAACTCAAAGAACGCGGCGTAGATCCCGCTGGGCCAGTGAGTGGTCTGGTACATGTGGGCTATGATCCTGTTCGCCTCCTCTAGAGAGAAAGGGTTAATTTCCTTACGCGCCCGTTTGGGGCGGTCGATCATTTTGGCAGGGTTCTTCTTGATCAGCTCTTCAGTGACGGCCGATTCCAGGATGGTCGAGAGTTTGACCAAGGCGTTGCGGCGAACACCTGGCGACGTCCACTCCGTCGCCGCAATGACGCGGCGCAGGAGCGTGGTGGTGATCTGGTCGAGGCGGATCAGGGCCAGCGGCGGAATCCAATACAGGTTCAGCGCACCCTTGTAATTGTTGCGCGTGCCGGAGGTGATGACTCGACCATCAAGCCATAACTGGGCGTACTCGTGAAACGTTGGAATGCCGTCCAGTAAAACAGTCGAGCCCGGGAACAGCTCAGCGTACTTGGTATCATCCAAGAGCTCGAGCTTGATCAGGCTGGTTACTTGATCGCGTAGTTGGGATGCAGCTTTAATGCCTTTCGGCGTCGCGGGGTAGGGGAGCGTTTCGCATCGTCGGACCCCGTTCCAAGTAAAACGAATCCGGAGGGATTTGCGGAAGATTTCCACTCCTCTGGGCAAATCCACTGTGCTTCTTGCCATTCTTCATACCTTCTTCTGCTGTACATAATGCGATGCCCTTGTCTGTTCCAGACCCCCTCGGGTATCTGTTTCCGTGCGCGCCGCGTTGCGAGAGCTCTAAACGAGATCCCCAAAATGTGGGCCATGACTTCTTCCGAGACCTTGTCAACGTCGGGATGAGGCATGAGTGCATCGGTTTGTATTGGGGGCATCATGTGGAGTGCTCCTGTGGTTGTCGTTGGCTGGTGGTGACAGCCATCAACGGTGTGGCTGCTACCTGGTGCTGGCCGTCCTGCTGTCGCTGCATGATTTCATCCGCCTTGTAGGCGCGGATGTCGATCAGCGAGGCGACGTGTCGGATGTGCGCGTACTTGAGTGCTTTGCGGCTGGTGTCCAGCGTGGTGATAGGAAGCTGGATGCGGCCGCTATTGATCTCCGTCACGAATGACTGCTCGTTGAGGTTGCGAAAGTACTGCTCGCGTACCTTTTCCAGCGGGATCAGGACGTCACCGAAGATACGGTAGAGCAGTTCGACGGTGGCCGATTCGGGCGCCGGGTGCAGGCGAAGCGGGTTCTGTGCTGCGTTACTCATGGCCTTATTGAGCCTCCTTGCGATGTTTTCGTGCCGGGTGGTTCCAGGCGTTCAGGCAGTGGCGTCTGGTCAGCTCGCGCAGATGTTCGGGCACTTCGAGGAGCGCGGCGTTGCGCTCCTCGTGTGTGCGCATGGCGATGATCTGGCGGGCGTACTCCCTAGGCCACGTCACGGCGGTCTGCCGGGATGGCAGGAAGATCGATGCCCAACTGGTCAGCCAGCCAATGAATCCCAGCCTGCCTGACCTTGGTCGACTGGCTGTACTGCATGCCGTACTTTTCGTGATACCACTGGCCGTCTTTGACTCGCAGGTACTCGCGGTCGCGGGTGGGATAGGCCGGCAGATTCCGCTCGTTGAGCAGACCTTTTTCCTGCATGAGAGCAATCAGTTGCGGTCGGGACAGGCTGAGCTGGGTTGCGGCTTGAGCAAGGGTGCGTTCCATGACGTGCTCCTCATGCCGCGTGCGCAGCGGGGGTGGCCGCTGCAGCAAGGTGGTTGATGGACTCGCTGACTTTTCTGTAGATATCGACATCGGTTCCACACGCGGTGAAGCACCGTGTGCGTGGGCTCTTTTTGCCAATACTGAGAATGGCGGTTATGCATGTGAGCGTGTGCGGGCGATGCACAGCGACATGCAGAGGCACGTCGAAGCCCATTTCGAGGCTCAGCACGCCGCCGGTGCGGATCAGCTCGAACACGCGCTGTTTGTCCTGGACTTCAAAGCGGCCGTATTGGCGATCTGCGTGCGTGCGGGACACCACGTCGCTGGTGTTGCTCGGATCGAGCGGACCGTTGGCAATCTCCTCGATGAAGTCGGCCAGCTTGAGGTGCATCTTCTTGTCGTTCTGCAAGGTCAGCGTGTGGCGTTCGCTGCCCAGCTCGACGACGAAAGTGCTTTCCACTGTTCCGCGCTCAACCTTAAGGCGGAACGCCAGGCACTCACACTTGGGCACCGTCCGGAGGACGTGGTTGAAGGTCTCGGTCAGGTTAACCTGAGCTTTGAGCAACTGCAGGGTGCGGTTGTCGATCTTGTACTTGATCATGCCGCATGCCCTCCACCGTTCGGATCGAGAGGAGAGGGCTGGCAGGACTTGGCAACAAGCTTGGGCTTGCTGTTATGGATGACGACCAGGCAGCCCGTAGCGAGCTGCAGCTGTTCGATCAGTTTGCGATTGCTGACGCATGCCGGATGGACATGCAGGGTTGCGGTGGTGCGCATAGGTACTGCCTCGCTCTGTGGTAAAGAGTGAGGCAAATATCAACCAGTGGTTAAGTTAAGTCAACAACTTGCGGGTGAAAAAATGGCGTGTCGCATTCACTCTGGAGTGAATGCCCCCACAATTTTTCCGCAAATTTGCATTTCGTCTGTCATTTCAATGATGGGATATTGGGGATTGATAGGCTTCAAGTAATGCTTTCCAGCATCCTTCACAAACACCTTGAACGTAGCTTCATTGCTACTCGGTAGCGACGCAATCACTCGATCACCATTGTTCACAGCGAGATCCGGATCGACAAAGATTATGCAGCCCTCGGGGTAGCTACGGCCCGGGCCAGTATTTGTCATTGAGTCTCCTACCACGCGAAGCGCATATCCTGATCTGCTGATATTTACGGGGCAGGGCACCCACTGTTCTGCATGGAGAAGCTCGACGGTAGGAGCTATTTCGCACCAGGCGCCGGCTTGAACCCATGATATCAGCGGGACTTTGTTCATGCTCGAGGTTACGGCAATTACGTTCTCGTCATGCACTGCTTGCTGATTGCCTGCTTCATGGGGAAAGACAGGCATGACTCCATGCTCCAGCCATTCTCTCCGCACACCTAGCCAGGCGGATAGGGCGGTCAAACTATCAATTTCAGGAATAGCCGCACCATTGAGCCATTTACTAATGGCTTGGGGGGTCTTAACGACTCCCTTGGAGCTGAGCTGTTTAATGATGTCAGCCCCTCGGCCACGTTGGCGAATGCCATTAGCGTCGAGTGCGGCATGAAGCCGCTCGGCGAACATGTATCTTTCGGATTCTTTATCAATCATAGGTTGATAGTCACATAATGATTGCTAATCTGTCAGTTGAACATTATTATCAACCGACAGTTGAAAGGAGGCGGTCATGCTAGACCCACAAAGTTTCCCTAATGCTATTGCCTTCGCTTTTGAGGCGGTTGGCGGTATCGGCGCCGCAGCACGTGTGTGTGGACGGAGTTACCAAGCTCTCAATAAGTGGAGGCTAGCAGCATCGTTACCGCGCACCGATTACACAGGTGAAACTGAGTACGCGAAGTTGCTTGCTGCAGCTGCGCAGGAAAAAGGCAATCCATTCGACGCCTGCTGGTTGCTTGGAAAATCCGCTCCCCAGAAGGGGGCATAGAAAAAAGGCGACCCAAGGGTCGCCCAGTTTCTCCCAATAGCATCACCACAATGCTGTCGGGTCGCGATGTCGGAAGGCGAGCACACCACATGCCGTCGACCTTCATCGCGTTTCCAAGGCTCGGAAGCCTTGGTGTTGCTGCCATTCTTACCACAGAGCTGGCAGCTGTTGCGCCAGGGGTGAACAACGGATTGTTCGCCTCGGCACGGTGCCGGTGTTGGTCTTACGAACCTAGCCGGCGTTTGGGCCTCTCCAGACCACGCGGCAAATGTATCACCAACTTCTGTCGCGCGGCACTGGCAACTTTTAGGATTAATGCCATGAGCCGAATCGCTCTCAGTTCTCTGGAACGAGCGCAGCGGGAAATCCTGCCGCTCGATTTAGCGCTTTACCATGCTGCTCGCGATTACCCGGGCGGCGCTGCTGCCATCGCAGCCACCACGGGCCGCAACCCGACCACGCTGCAGCACAAACTGTCGCCGACCCATCCGAGTCACTCCATCAACATTCAGGAGTTTGGTGAGATCCTCGAACTGACCAAGGATCGCCGCATTCTCGATGCGGTGCATGCGCTGGTCGGCGACACGATCTGGCAGGAGCTGGCCGACACTTACACCAACGACATGCCCGAGACCCTGACCACCGGTATTGCCGAGTACTTCCGGCAGGTGGCCGATCTGGCTGAGACCTGGGCCAAGAGCATTGGCGACGGCGTCGTCACTGATCAGGAGCTTGCAGCGATTCGTCTGCAAGTGTTCCGTGGCATTCAAGGGCTGCTGGGGTTGTTCAACCGCGCCACCTACGTCAACCAGACGACGCGAGGTGCCGACCGTGGCTGATATCGCCGATTTCGCCAACGATCTGGTGCAGGAACGCATCGATCAGGCCATGGCCGCGCGCAGCACTGCCAAGGCCGAAAGCGTTGCTCATTCTTTGTTGTTCTGCGAGGCCTGCGACGATCCGATCCCGGAAGCGCGCCGCCTGGCTCAGCCGGGTTGTTCGCAGTGCATCAGTTGCCAATCCCTCTCTGAAACGCGGGGGATTCGTCATGCTCGATGAGGTATTGGGGCAATTCGCTGATTACGGTCTGGAGCCAGCGCAGCCGCTGGTGTTCGGCAAGCTGACCCGCTGCAAGACATCGCAGGACAAGGGCAAGGAGAAGAACGGTTGGTACGTCGTCCACGAGCAGCGCACGGAGAAGGGCGACACGCTGATCTTCGGCGCCTTCGGTGACTGGCGTTCGGGCGAGACACAGAAGATCAAGGTCAAGGCCGGACGGATGTCGCCGGAAGAGCGTGAAGTAATGCGCGCTCGCCAGGAGGAAGCCAAGCGCCGCGCTGCGGAAATCGCGAATAACGCTGCGCGGCGGGCCGCGAAAAGGGCGCAGGGTTTGTTCGAACGCATGCCGGCCACCGGACGCAGCGACTACCTGGACCGCAAACAGATCGTTGGCATCAACGTGCGTTATGCGCCGCGCACCGGTGCGGTACTGGTCCCGATGAAGAACGCTCGTGATCAGATCATGGGCCTGCAGGTGATCTTCCCGAACAAACAGGAAGACACCGGCCGCGACAAATCCTACTGGCCTTACGGGATGGCGAAGGAGGGCACGTTCCACCTGCTCGGTCCGCACCCGGTACCGGGCGAACCGGTGCTGGTCTGTGAGGGGTACGCCACCGGCGCCAGCCTGCACATGGCGACGTCGCTTGCCGTGGCCGTGGCCTTCGATGCCGGCAACCTGTTGGCCGTGTGCAAGGTCATGCGCGAACGCTTCGCCGGTTGCCCGCTGATTATCTGCCGCGATGATGACTGGAAGACCACCAAACCTAATGGCGATGCCTGGAACCCTGGAGAAGAGAAGGCTAGCAACGCCGCTCTGATCGTCGGTGCCCAAGTGGTTGCGCCGATCTTCTCGATTGAACGCCACGATAAGTGGACCGACTTCAACGACCTGCACCTCGCCGAAGGCCTCGACGCGGTTCGCCGACAAGTGCTCGCTGTGGTCCGTCCACCGGCAGCCGGTGGTTGGAAAGATCAGCTCGCCCGCAGCGAGAGCGGCGCCCTGATTGCGCACATGCAGAACGTCGAATTGATCCTGGCTCACGACGAACGCTGGGCCGGGGTGATCAGCTACAGCGCGTTCAGCTCGAAGATCGTCAAGCTGCGTGCGGCGCCATACGGCGGTGGCACCGGCGAGTGGGCAGACATTGATGATGTGCGCGTCATGAAGTGGCTAGCGCAGCAGTACAACCTGCGTGTGAAGTCTTCGCACGTGATCGAGGCCGTGAGTGTCGTGGCGCATGACCACGCGTTTCACCCGGTGCGCGAGTACCTGAAAAAGCTCGAGTGGGACCGCGTGCCACGCCTCGAAGCCTGGCTCACCGACGTGATGGGTGTGCCGGCCTCAGACTACACCGCCAAGGTCGGCAAGCGCTGGGTGATCTCCGCCGTGGCGCGGGTGATGAAACCCGGCTGCAAGGCCGACTCGGTGATGATTCTTGAAGGCGCGCAGGGCGCCGGTAAGTCGACCGCGATGAGCGTACTCGGCGGTGAGTGGTTCATGGACACGCCGTTTGCGCTTGGTGATAAGGACGGCTTTCAGGCGATTCGTGGCAAGTGGATCGTCGAGCTCGGCGAGCTGGACAGCTTCAACAAGGCCGAAAGCACCAAGGCCAAGCAGTTCTTCTCCGCTTCGACCGACACCTACCGCGAGAGCTACGGCCGCAGAACCATGGACGTGCCACGCCAATGTGTGTTCGTCGGTACCACCAACCAGGACGAATACCTCAAGGACGCCACCGGCAACCGCCGGTATTGGCCGGTGGCGTGTACCAAGGTTGACGTGGCGTTGCTGCGTGAGATCCGCGATCAGCTCTGGGCCGAAGCGGTGTTCTGTTATGAGGCGGGCGATCTCTGGTGGGTGACCCCGGACGAAGCACCGATGTTTGCCGAAGCCCAGGACCAGCGTTTTGTCGTGGATGAATGGGAAGGACCGATCCTGACCTGGCTGGAGGAATCGCAGATCGGCGAGACCGCCACCGGCAGTGAGGTGATGAGTCAGGCGCTGAAGCTCGACCCTGGCCACTGGGGCAAGCCGGAGCAGATGCGCGTCGGCGCGATCATGCATCGACTGGGCTGGCGACGATTCCGGTTGGGCGCCTTGAGCAAGAGTGGCCAGCGGCCGTGGGCGTACAAGAAACCGGAGCATTGGGGCAGGGCGCCTGCGCTGCAAAGGGACGAGTTCGAGGAGCCGTGCTTCGATGATTAAGGCGATCGATATGGCCCTCAAGCAATGGGCGCAGGAGCTGCATAGCGACGAAGCGGCAGCCGGTTACTCAGGCGGCAACATGGTCGCGATGATGATGGAAAGCGGTGGTCAGCTGGTGCGCGGAAGGCGCGGGAGCAGGGTGCCGCTGGAAGCCTCCTTGGACATCGAGCGCATCGTCAAGAAACGCCTCGATCCCGTGCTGAGGACGGTGGTGCAGGTGCATTATTTCCAACCCGATGCGCCCTTGGCAGCGCGTCTGGCGCGAAGTGGCTGCACGCGCAACATCTACTACCAGCGCCTACATGACGCCCACATCGTGGTCGAGCACTTCCTCCTGGGGGAAGCGGCTTGATCGTGGGCCTCCCTCTGGCTTATGCCGTCCCACCGGCCTGCCTCCGTCCCACCGCTTTTTGCGGTGGTGGGACGGGCGCAGGCCGCGTCGTTGTTGGGCTGTCCCACCGTCCCACCTTTTTCATGCCTCCCGCCCGTGTGTGCGTAGCGGGTACAGATACGCGCGTTTACGCGCACGCGTGCTTTTTAAATTTCTCTCTTTACACGAGAAAGAAGAGATAAAAGTAGGACGGTGGGGCAAAGCCCCAATCTGCGGGGCTTTCAGACGTCCCACCTTGGTTTGAGAAGGTGGGACGCATGGGACGCCACCACAGCAAAAGACAGCCGGGATAGATATTCACCGACATTCGCCAGCCGTTCACCCGGCGTAACCCACACATTCACCGGATGGCATTAAAACGTTCTTGCTGCCACCAGAATCGACCTGTAAAAAGGGGCCATCTTCGATGGGTGCGACCGCAAAGCGGGGGAGGCAACCCACCATCCGACCCGGCCATTGCGCCGGGTCTTTTTGTTTAAGGGGCAGGGCTATGACAAACGAGCAACAGGCACTGGCAGAGACGCCGATCTGGTTGGTGATTGCCCTGTCCCTGGTCGGCGGTGTGTCCGGCGAGATGTGGCGCGCTGACAAGGACGGGGCACGAGGCTGGGCATTACTGCGCCGCCTCGCACTTCGGTCCGGTGCCTGCATCGTCTGCGGCGTGTCAGCGATGATGTTGCTGTTCGGCGCGGGCCTGTCGATCTGGACAGCGGGCGCGCTGGGCTGCCTGACCGCGATGGCCGGCGCGGATGTCGCCATTGGCTTGTACGAACGCTGGGTGGCCAAGCGCCTGGACCTGAGCGAGGCCGAGCCGAAGGCATGAGCCGGGCAGGCCGGGCGGGGCGCCGATTTTTACGGGTCCTCCCTGAGGGGGGGGCCCTACACGGGTTATCGAACTCGCGGATTCTCTCTAGCTGAAACCTTCGCAGGGATGTCCGTCTTTCCAAAGGGATGAGGGCAGGGCATGAAACTGGGATGCCGGCTCGACTGACCGGACCGGGCAGAAAACCGCCGGGGACCCTGGGGACTTCCAAAGGACACGGGGTCGGAAACCCGCGGGATCCTGTTAGTGGGAGACCCGCCAGCTTACTGAAATTTCAATCCACTGAAATCTTGAAAGGATTCATTGAAAGAGCCGCTGAAAAGGAGGGCTTATGGGTGCAGCCACTTACCTGTCCAAAAGCGCCTTCGCCGCGCACATTGGCCGGTCACCGAGTTACATCATCTGGCTTAAGGAAAACGGCCGGCTGGTCCTGTCTCCCAATGGCAAGCAGGTCGATGTGCTGGCCACTGAAGCGTTGATCCGCGATACCGCCGACCCAAGCAAGGCTGCCGTCGCTGCTCGCCACCAACAGGAGCGGCTTCAGCGTGATGTGCACAGCCACGTCTCAGCACAATCCGAGCCGACTAACATGGCTGCGCCGCCGCCCGTTGATCCCGCGCAAGGGCAGTCCCCGGACTTTCAGAAAGCGCGTGCGCATCGAGAGCATTATCTGGCGCGGATGGCGGAGGTGGAGTTTCGTAAGGCACAGGGCGAACTGGTGGAAATCAGTTTGGTGCAGAAAGCCGCTTATGAAACGGCACGTGCGCTCAATCATCCGTTGATGAGCCTGTCGCCTCAATTTGCACCACAACTAGCTGCCTTGTCGGACCCATGGGAGGTGGAGCGGCAGCTAACCGCTGCCCTCCGCCAACGGTTCAACGAAGCGGCTCAGGTATCCAGCGACGACTTTGGCTTTACATTGAGTGAGTGCTAAGGGTATCTGCTGATTAGAGTTTATTCGGCTAGCAGCGTGATTGAGTGACGTCTACTTTCGGCCGATTTTGTTGAAAAAGTCGGTCCTTCCAGACTGCCCGCATACTGACTGCTGAAAAAAGCCTTTTTTACGCGCAGCTACGCGAAATCTGAGCCCGAAACCCTCTACTCAAAGTAAAGATTTCAATCTCAAGCGTGTACTTTTCTGACGTGGAAACCAGGGCCGACTTTTTCAACAGAATCGGCCAAAAGCAGACGTTCACGAGCAACTGTCTTCGTCCGCTTACTTTTTGGAGATGTTCCGGGGGACTGTCCCTGATGCTGCCGGCGCGGTGGCTTCGGCACCTACTCGGCTGTACACTTTGCCGGTGCAACTTCGTGTTGCTGAACTAGCAATCGAGGACCTTCTACGCGCTTCAAGCCAACCATAAGGCTGCGTGGAGCCTGGACCCACTGCTTCTCGCCGACAAATATGGCAAAGCTATAAGCAATCGGAAGCTAATGGCCCCATCTAAGAACACATCAAAGCCGAAAGCGCCTCGCGGCGGCAGCGCGAAACGCGCGTCCGCGACGCTGCGGTCTACGAGCGGCGCCGGGTTCGAATTCGAGGACCTGATAAGCGCTTGGCAGTTGGTGAAAGCGCTGTCAGGTGAGCAGGCACCGGGTATCGGTGGCGTGATCACCCAGGTGCAGGCCCAGGTCTCGACCTTGGGGTGGGGCATCGACGACCTGCTGCTGACGGCCCAGGCCACCACCGCGCCGCGGCGGCTTGCGATCTCTGTGAAGGGCAATTTGCAGGTGACCGCGGCCGGCCTCCCCGCTGACTTCGTGACGCGCGCTTGGGAACAGTGGCGTGACCCGCAGGGGCCGTTTAACCGCACGGCTGACGGGCTGGCCTTGGTCACGCTAGGCACCCATCAGGCGTTCAACCCGGCGTGGCTCGAAGTGAAGAACGCGTGCAGCGGCACGGATACTGTGCTTGCTATGAGCCGTATCCGCGGCAACAAGAGGCAGTCAGACGTCTTCAACAGCGTCCAGAAGCCCGGCAGTGCGTCCGACGAGGAGACCATCGAGCTCATTCGCCGCCTGCACGTGCTACCGACCGATTTGCAGTTCCCACACTCCGAAAACAAGGCGCAGGCCATCGCGCAATGTCGTCACTTGCTCGCGTCTGGCAGCGATGACGAAGCGCAGGCTCTTTGGAAGGAACTCATTAACGTCGCGAAGGAGGTGCGCCTTCGCAGCGGTACCATCACGATCCCGGACCTGTTGTCGTTGCTCCGGGGCCAGTTCGGACTCCGCCTTCATCCGTACTTCGAGCGTGATTGGAAGACGCTCTTCAACATCACCGCGGACCACAAGGCGCGGATAGAGACGGAGTTGCCGTCTGGCTACGCCGTACCGCGGACAGCGGAGAAGGCGTCGCTCCAGGCAGCTTTCGCCGACCACCCAGTAACGGTGGTTTTCGGGGAGTCCGGCTCGGGTAAGTCGGCGCTGGTTAAGTCTGTGTTGGACGGCGAGTACCCGTCCTGGAACCAGGTGTGGTTCGGTCCGGAAGAACTGAAGACGGCGCTTAGCGCCGCGCGCCGCGGGTCCCTCCCTCTGTCGCACGAACTCTCGCAGGTGCTGAACGTCACGGTGAAGCCGCAGAACGTGCTGGTCATCGACTCTGCAGAACGTATTGAGTCCCGCGAGTTCATCGTCATCCGCCAACTACTTCAAGCTATTCTGCCGAGTGACAACGAAGAGACTGAGGGCGCGTGGCGTGTCGTCATCGTCGCGCAGATTCAGAGTTGGGTCGAAGGCGAAGAGACGATACTCGTCGGGCGGAAAGCGCATCTTTTTGAGGTCGAAACGCTCAAGAACGATGCGGTAAAGTTGGCACTTCTGCCATCACCCACCTTGGGCTGGTTGGCCGCGCATGACGACACCATTGCGGCGCTGACGAACTTACGGACATTGGCGTGGGTCATCAAAGCGGGAGCGGCGCTGGGGGCTAATGCCGGGGTACTGGCGTCTCACACTGCCATCGCCGATCGCCTCTGGAAGTATTGGACGAAAGACCGCGCCGACGTGAAGGCGTTGATGATGCGCCTCGCCCAGCGAGAAGCATCGTTCGAGCGAAGCTTTGCGTTAACCGACCTGGAGCCGGCGGACACGGCCACGTTCACGCAGCGCCCCGACGACCTACCGCTGCGCCTGAACGAGAGGACCAACCGCATCGAGTTCGAGCACGATCTCGCGGCGGATTGGGCGCGCTTCCAGTTCTTGAAACAGATTTGGACTGACACGCCCCAGTGGGCCGCCCTGGCCGGCAATCCGCTCTGGACGAACTCACTCCGGATGCTGGGCCAGTTCCTGCTGCGACAGCCGGCCGAGACTGGCACGGCCTGGGGCGTCGCCTTCGGGGCCGCGGAAGCCGCGAAGAACGACCTGGCAGGCCATATCCTCCTTGATGCACTCTGCTTGGACCCCGACGCCGAACGCTTCCTGACCGAACACGTCGACCTCCTCCTCGACAACGGTGCGGAACACTTCAACCGGCTGCTCCAGCGCTTCCACCACATTGCGACGGTGCCGGCCGGCGGCGGAATGGGATTGAACGCGGCAGTTGGCTTGTACATGGAGACACACTACCGCTCGATTGTCTTTGGCCGATGGCCGCCTGTTCTCCGCTTCCTCATCGCGCAGAGGGAGCGACTAGCCTCTCTCGTTTCGTCCGCTCTCGCGAGGGTCATCGAGACTTGGCTCACCAAGACCCCGCGCACGCTGAGCAACGGCAATCTAATGCCTTTCCGCATTGAGATGGCGGAGATTGCGCTCGCCATGGCGAGGACCGTGCAGGTTGAGAAGGGCAACGGCGTGATGTATCTGACGCGTGAATCGTTGCTGTACACCGCGCCGCTCGCTGGGACGGCCGACTTGCCTACCGAGGTCGGAAACTGGGCACTCGAACTCGCGGGGCGCCGAGAGGTGGACGCTGAAGTCAAACGGCGCATTGCCGAAGTTCAGCTACAGAAGACGAAGGAACACACAGTGCGCCTCAAGACCGATGCCGAATACAAGGCACGGCACAAAGAGCGAAAGCAGATACCGCGCATCCTCGGGTCGTTCCACGAGCGATTGCCGCCTTGGCCGCTAGGGGCCAGCGCCCGGATCGACATGGATTTTCGGACCGCCTGCATCAAGGGGAACGGCATCCAGTCTCTGATGCGTGTGCAGCCTGAGCTAGCGGCCGAAGTCCTGCTCGCGCTCATCATCGAAGATCAGCCGGAACGGGAGTACCATTCTGGGCGGTTCGAAATGGACCTCGGCCTCGAATACTCCCAGGACGCGTACCCGACGGCCTTCTGGAAAACCCCGTTTTTCACCTTCTTCCAGCAGGCTCCGGAAACGGCGCTCACCTCACTCATCGCGCTGGTGAACTTCTGCACGGAGCGCTGGTGCGCCGAATTCATGAAGGGTCGAACCGGAGCGACTCCCGGTGTGACACTGCAATTTACGGACGGGTCGGAAAAGACCTTCTTTGGCTGGTGGCAAGTATTCGGTTGGCCGCAGTCCAATGAATTGCGCAACGGAAACCTGTTCTGCGCTCTCGATGCGTTGGAGCGCTGGCTTACGATGCGGCTCGACGCGGGAGAGGACATCACCGCTTATGTCGAGAGAATACTCCGGGAGGGAAACTCTGCAGCGCTCGTCAGCGTGCTCCTTAATGCCGCTAAGTATCGGCCATCGCTGCTGACGGGGCCTCTCGCGGCTCTGATTACGTTCCCAAACCTGTTCTATTGGGACAGTATCCGCGTGGAGCAGGTTGGCCATAACTTTATCGGTTGGAGCTGGCTAAGGGACGGCCAGGCGATATTTGACTTCGCCCGTGATTGGACTCTGGCGCCTCATCGCCAGCAAAAGTTCCTCCATGTCGTTGTCGAACTCCTACTGACCGACGACGATGTTGCTCGGCGTCTTCAAGCGCTGCTGCCGACCTGGGCGCTGCCTGAAGATCCGAAGGAGGCGTTGAAGTTCAAGCTACTATTCGCTGCGCTCGACCGGGCCAACTACCAGACCGTCACCGATCCGGCGACGGGCGCGGAGAGTGAGGGTCTCGTGTACCCTGAGGAACTGCGCCTCGAAGTGCAGTCGTGGCAGACTGAAAGCGCGCCAACCCTTGAATATCTGTTCGTGCCGGACCGGTGCGAGCATCGACTTCGGGGCGGCCAGCCGCTCACTGATGATGAGGCCGAGTACCTCTTTAATCTGTTCCAGGGGTGTGAGGCCGGAACGGAAGGTGAAGATGAGGACGCGAAATCGAAATGCCGTTTCGCTGCGGCCGGCACGCTCGTAGTATTGGGGGGCGATTGGCTCGCCCGGAACCCCGAAGCGCAGAAGCACGCGCTTGATGTCGTGCGCGCCTGTATAGCGGCGGTCGCGTCAACAGGAGAAGAGATTCGCGGTCAACGCATGGGGCGCCTCCGTGACGAGCTGAAGTTCGTCGCTTTTGCAGTCATGCACCTGTGGCTCGCAGGTGGAGATGGCGTTCAGGAATGGGAGACCGCCGTCCTGCGCCTTCTTACAAGCGGCGACACGCAAGCGATCTCCGTTGTGGTCGGCGTCGCCAACGCCAATCGAGAGCAGCTTGGCACCGCTTGGTGGCGGCTGCTCCACGCCGGGCTCCTCTGGTCGGGCCTAATCCTGCTCGCTCCGCGCCATGGTGATGGCGACAATGCTGATCGCGCCTGGAGGGTGTGGCTCGCGCGGCTGCGGCGCTTTCCACTCCGAGGACCAAATGCGACTCCGGATGAGCTCGATTTCAAGCGTGTTGCCGCGGGCCAAGCACGTTTGGACTTCCAGCGCCGGGCGCGGCTCTACGATGCCGGTCACCATACTTGGCTCGGTGAGCCGGAGCGCGAACGAGGTGGTTCGCTAGACGGTCAGATCCTCGAAGCCCTGTTTAACTGGCTCATCGAAGGCAGTGGCACTGGCGACCGTGATCTCGACACGCGTTTGGCGCTACGCATCTGGGATTGCGACGCCACGCGCGCTAAGGCGCGGAGGAAGAAGCATGGCGAGTACGACTTGCCGAGCCAGGACCTTGGCTACGACATCCTTCAGAAGCTCGCAGCCCTGGCGATCGCGGCGCCCGCAGGGGAAGACCGCGCGGTTTGGGAACCCGTTCTCGTCCATGGTCCAGCCGCACACTCCGCGCTGCAGCACTTCATTAGCAGCTTGTTCCTCCGCCTCGGGAAAGGTGACGACCCGGTGGCATTTGAGCGCGTCTGGCGGGCGACAGTGGAGTACGGCCTCTCAGCCGATTGGTCTCAACCTGGCCTCTGGTACTACGGCGAGCGCTTGATTTGCAGCCTGCTTGGCTTCGGGAACGATGAGGCCCTGTCCCATCTGCACCCTGGTGCGGCTCTGCGCATGAAAGATCTCTATAAAAGCTGGGCCGCTACGCACCTGGCTCGCAACGATGATTGCGTCACCCGTTACTGCCACTTCCTTGCGACAAAGTTCGGTGCCCCACTTCGGCTTGACGGGCTTTGCTGGCTCGCCGCGATGTTGAAGGAAAGCGAGCCTTCCAGTCGCTGGTACCGCGAGGGAACAAGCGACGCATTAGTGGAACTGGTGGTGGCGACATTAAGTTCCGACGCGCACGCCCTGTCGCAATATGCTCAGGCGCGACAGGCGCTTATCGAGATAGCGGCTGTACTTGCAGCCATGAACATCCCACTTGCCCTGACTCTCCAGGAACGTATTAAGCAACTGCGATAGGCTGGTTCGGCGTGACGAAAGTCCCTCGTCCCCCCCAATCTCAATGTCTGTAATTGGACGATAGCTGCCCGTCATCAGTGGTAGCTATCGGGTAATGCTAGATATCAGAATGGGGGGCTAGAATGAGCCGAACGGCTTGCGTTGATCCCGCAAAGCTTGAGCAGACGCTGATCGAAGGCGTGTACATTTCAACCATTCGCCCGCTACCAACATGCTTTGTCTCACCCATACATGTATAAAAGGTCGTCGATCAGCTCTAGCTCCTGCTGCGTGTACTGGACCTTGTTGTACCGTCTAATGTCCTCCAGCACACCTCTGATCGGAACTTGCCGCGAAGGGTCCTGAACAATTTCGATCAGGCGGTCGTAATCGGGATCTCTTACCTTGAGGTATTTTTCAATCAGTTCTTTGAGCGCTACGCGCGCCTCTAGATCGGTTAGCACTGTTATTTCTCCGGCAAGATAGTGACTTCATCCACTTTGATAACAGTGGGGTTGCCCGGTTTTGGGATGAGTTGCTGCGCACCACCAGTACCGTACTCAGGGTACGCTTTGGTGAACGGTTCCAAGTTAGGACCTTTCCCACCAAGCTCGTACGGCACTGTAGCGTTGGGCACACCATCTTTGTAGAGTTGCAGCGTGTCAAATTTCAAACGTAGACGCCCATCGCTCCATGCCGGATCGGGGTCAGCAGCGGTAACGTGCTTCGGTGCTCGTACCTGGAAAGCTTCAGTTGCGGCATCTCCAGTCTCAAATTTTTCAAAACCAAAATACGACAGTCGAGCTTCCTGAGTATTGATCGTGTTCTGCGCGTGAGTGTTCACTGTTCCATCAGCATTCTTGTAGCCCATATAACGGTAACCCGTCGCAGGCAAAGTCGAGTCCGGCCCGGATGGCCCGACATAGAAGTCTGGCTTCGACTCGATGACTGCCGGTGGGGTGACGTCGCCAGTCTTTACGCTGGAGTCAGCGAGGGTAGGGGTAGTGCTCGGAGAAGATGCCCCTCCTGGTTTCGGGCAGTTCGCAGTGGGTTTCAACGGTGCCTTTTTTGCGACACCGGAAACTGCTTTAGTTATCGCCCTGAACATTAGGCCGAGCGGGTCTACCCAGCCGGTAGGGTTGGGTGCGTACTGGTAGTTGTTTAGGCCACCTGCAAGCTTTACCGGGTCCGGGGTTAGAAACCGTCCTGTACTCGGGCTGTAGTAGCGGTGGCGGTTGTAATGAAGCCCTGTCTCTGTATCGAAATACTGGCCTTGAAACCGTAGCGGGTTGTCAATCTCCGCTACATCCAGCGCAGCCAAGTTGCCATAGGCCCGATATTTGGCTGACCACATGATCGCGCCGCTGTAATCGGTGAGTTCCTGCGGTGTGCCCAAATGATCGAGTTGGTAGTAGAAAGGCGTGGCTTTGAGTGGGCCTTCACCGTCGAGCATTGCCAACGGGCGGAAGCTGTCCGGCTCATAGACATAGGTGCGATACCGATTGTCACCACTTTCTACGACCAGACGTTCGCCTTGCCACAGGAATTCGGTGCTGTGGCCATCGACTGTTTTCTCGATGCGTCGACCGAAGGCGTCGTACTTATAGGCCGCGATACTGCCGCACGGTAGGCTGACGCCGATCAAGCGATGCTGGCAGTCATAGCGGTATTCAGTGACGAGCTTCTGCCCGGTACCTCGGCGCTCGCGAATCAGATTTCCGTAGGCGTCGTAGTCGTAGTGGCGGTCACCCTGCATCAGCAGGCGGTTGCCTTTGACGTTGGCGAGGTTGGCGGTGCCTTCGTTGTTCTGGCCCAGCAGATTGCCGGTTGGGTCGTGTGCGAAGCTCTCCGGTGTTGCACCCCGAACGCTGATCAGGCGATCCAGCGGATCGTAGTGAAAGTTGCGGACACCTTTAAGGCTGTCGTTGATGCCTGCAAGGTTGCCTGCCGCGTCGTAGTTATACCGGCGCTGCAGCAGGACGCTGTCGCGTTGGCTGACGCTGTGGGCACGCAGGCGACCCTGATCGTCGTATTGATACTGGCTCAACAGCAAACCTTGTTGACGTTGCTGTTCACGACCAGCCTTGAACTGGTGAGACGTCAGGCGAGAACCATTGAGGTCAATGCTGCTGAGATTGCCGCCGGGCAACCGGCGATAGTCGAGCTTGCTACCGTCCGGTAGACGGCAATGCTTGAGTTGGCCGACGCTGTCGTACTCGTAGCGCAGGGTGCCCCAACCCTGATGCTCGGTGATCAGCTGATCTTGGGAGTCGTATTCATAGGCCAGTGGCCAGTGACCGTCATCGACGTTGACCAAGCGACCGAGAGCGTCATAGCTGTAGTGAATTTCTTCACCATCAGCCAACGTCTTCACGAGCAAGCGGCCAGCGGAGTCACGCTGGTATTCAGTGACCAGTTCGCTACCGTCGTCGCCGTACTCGGTTTTTTTCAGCAGGTTGCCATTCAGGTCATATTCGTAGGCAGTACGGCGACCATCGAATCCCGTTTCCTGCTGTATCAGTCCGCTTGAGTAGTAGTCGAGCTGATAATGCTCGCCGCGTTCATTTTCGATCTCAGTCAGCAGCAGGCGTGAGTTGTCGTAGCGATAGCGCAGCTCACTGCCGTCCGGGTTGATGCGGCGGCTGACAAGTTGCAGGTTGTCGGCATATTCGTAGCGGGTGATACGGCCCAGTTCATCGCGCTCGGCTGTGACCTTGCCGTAGGCGTTGTAGGTGTAAGTGCGGGTCCCTCCGCCAGGCTGTGTGGTCTGCGTCAAGCGGCCAGCCGCATCCCATTGGTAATGCGTGATGGTGCCGTGTTCGTCCTGGCGGGTGATCTGACGACCCAGTGCGTCGTAGCGGTATTTACGCCGACCACCATCAGGCAATGCTTCTTCGAGCAATTGACCTAGTCCATTCCAGGCGAGCTGATGCCGTCCGCCGTCTGGATGAACGATTTCCAGTACACGACCTTGGGCATCGTAGCTGTAGTGTGTTTCGTTGCCGTCAGGATCTGTCTGGCGGGTGATATCGCCTTGGCTATTTCGCTGGTATTTCCAGCTCGCTTTACCGCGATGAATTTCACTCACGAAACCGCGTCGGTATTCGTAAAATATCGGCGCCTCTTCAGGAGGAATAACAGCTACAAGCAGACCAGCGTCGTTATACCGATATTCAGTGAGTGCGCCGAGGGGATCCTTTTCTTCAATCAGACGACCTTTGTCGTCATACGCTTTCTGTGTTTCAGCGCCGTCCGCAGCGGTCTCGCTGATGAGTCGAGCATTTTCGTCATGCACATAAACTTGCTCGCTTCCATCCGCGTTTGTAACGGTAACTTTGCCGGCATCGTCCCAAGCGTACTGCGAGTCCATCTGTGAAAAGCTGGCCCAGTGACGGATGCTGCGTGACGATTTACCTTCGTTTTCCCACTCCCAGAAAAAGCTCGCACCGCCGGCCAGTTGTCGTTCCAAAATGATGTGCTGGTCGTTGTAACGGTAGTGTTCAGTTTCACCGGCAGCATTGGTGGCGCTGATAAGCTGGCCTTGCGCGTTGTAGCGATAGGTCACCAGCGTTTGTACGGTGATCCATGGCTCCTGCCGTTGACCTTGATCCGTGTATTCGGCGCGGCGCAGCTGGTAATCCACGGCAACGATATGACGGCCTTCGTGGCGGACTAGCAGGGAACGTCCGGCGTTGTTGTCGATACGCTGGACTCGGTCAGCAAAGTCGTAGCTCAACAGTAACTGGTTGTTGTACGCGTCACTGATAGTGATCAAGCGGCCCGCGCGGAAGTGATAAAAGCGCGGATTCTGCCCGGCCTGCGTCAGGATGAGTTCGCCTGGGGTCGATCCCAGGTAGATGGCAGCTTTCGACAGGCTGTTGATGATGGCGGGGCGTTGCTGTGTCGGCATGGGAAAACGAGTGGTTCGGTTTTCGTTATCCGTCCATAGGACGCCTTCATCATCCAGATCCAGTCGATGAGAAAGAGCGTGGCTCCATCCAAACCCAAGGCGGCTGTCGATCTCGACCGCACTGGTGCGATAAAGGCGCGTCCACTCAAAAGGAAGCAGACCGTCGAGTTGGCCATCGGTAAGAGTCAGTAATTCTTCACCCGTGACCATCGAGACCGGGCAGCCGTTGGTGCAAGTGTCTTGCGCCGGCGCCGCACTTTTGTCGTCAGGATTCTTCGATTGTTTCGAGGCGTCATCAGGACGCTTGCCGTGTTCAACGGTCGCATTACGTTTGCCATCAAAGCGTAGCTGCGCGACTCCCTTTTCTACCCGAGTCGCTACTCCACGAGCGGCGACCGCGACGTATTTACTGACGTAGCCCATGAAGCCTTTGATGATGTTGAACAACGACTTCACAAATCCGGTAACAGCCTTGACGATGATCTGGCCGTACTTCGCTAAACGTGCTGCCAGGTAAAATAGCCCGGCACCTTCGGCTGCGACGGTCAGGACGACCGAAATCACGATGTCGATGAGAATTCCGATAACGGCTGCAGATGTCATCTTCGCCGTTTGGCCAGCCGCTTGCGTCGGTGGCAATGCTGAAACCCAGATAGAAGCGCAATGCACCATCAAGAACATCGCGGCCTCGTCGCTAGCAAGCAACATGGCCTGTTTCATCACATCTGGCGCCTCTTTGGCCAGCTTGATGAGTTCCTCGGCACCGGCCCCCAAATCCTCTGCGAACTTTTTAGGATTTTGAAGGATGTCCAAGGCCTTTGAGATGCCATCCCAAACGCCTTTGATAGCTTCCCATCCGCCTTCGAGAATGCCTACCCCAATTGCCATCGCTTTGGCTGACGCACTTTGATTCGACCACTGCGGTTTGAAACCTGCCCATTCCTTGCGCAGAAACCCTTCCAGATCGGCAGCTAAGCCGTCGTAGGATTTGAAAAGGGTGTCGATCTGCGCAGGCGTCACCTGATCGTGGACGTGGATCTTATAGGATTTTCCAGGCTGTCCTTGAAAGCTGCCCTTACCCTGTTTATCCAAGGTAATCGTCGACTTGGCGCCTCCATCCACGGCAATGATATCGACCTTGATATCGCCGATAGGGATGTCGAAAACCGATTCGAATTTGCTCTCAATCAGCAGTGGCCCTACAAGCGGGCACTTGGCGACGTATGAAAAATCACCATCAGTCATGCTGACAGACTTGCTGGAGTCGCCTGCCTTGATCACGCGCTCCATACCAAGCAGAGAGGGCATGTCTGCGGCTCGGCTGGCTTTGTCAGCAAGCTGTGCGTACCAGCTCTTGGTTTCCTCGCGGTACAGCTTCAGGCTGTTTTTGAAGGAGTCCAGTTGTGTTTCGATAGTGGCAACGCGATCCATCAGCCTTGCTCCAGAATCAGGTGGTTTAACAGTGCTTCTTTAAGGTTTTTCGGTGCGTCCGGACGGCGCACGAAATGGCTGACTTTCAGCTTCAGGTTGTTCTCTGGCCACGCGTTGTAAATGTCCGGACGTTCTTCTTCGAGCCATTGCAGGAGATTGCCAATCAGTGTCGAAGGGTTCTCCTTGGTCAAGCTGTCCAGCAACGGTTTCGGCACCTCCCACCACGGCCAATCCCGCACCTTCGGCAACGTCCGCGTCCCAACTTCCAGCGTCTGCCCATTAATCAGATACCGCTCAAACACCGGCAGCACTTCCCCGGCCTTGTCGCCAAGTCCATGCAGGATCGGATAGATATGCCGCCCATCCCAGAACCGGAAAAACACTTCAGTCCCGTCTGGCATCTTCACCTGTGTCAGGCTGCGCAGATGTTCGAACACGTCGTTCGGTTCGGCGCGTGAGACGGCCAGCCAACCCCAGTCGAGAGCGTCGGTTTCGGCGATCCAGGGCAGGAAGGGCGAGTTGGGTGTCAGCTCGGTGACGTAGGGCATCACCGGTTGCCAGGTGGAGTAGGGCGTACCGCCCCAGATCGGCAGGAGCTGGGCGGTGGGTTCGGTCAGGTAGAGGGTTTTCAGCGCGTCGGTATCACTCGCCGCACTGATGATCAGATACAGGCGTTCACCGCTCTGCAGCGGCTGTTGTGCCAGCCAGTCCTTGGGTGTCAGTCGATCAGATGGCACAGGCACCTGCCTTGCATTTTTCGCATTCTTCGCAGAACGGCGCGTTACGTTTGAGGGTATTGATCTGGGCCGGGGTCAGGACCTGGCCGGCCTTGTCGGCGTCGGCCTGTTTGAGGATGCCGGGCATCAGCGGGGCGGCGCCGGTGCCGCTGCCGGGGCTGCCGCCGGAGTTCATGTTGATCGTCGGGCCGCTCATGGTCACGCCGCCGGCGTCGATCTTTATGAAGCTGCCGCCGCCGACCAGGGTCAACTCGGCGCCAGCTTCCATCACCACTTTCATGCCGCTGCTCAGGTGGATTTCCTGGCCGGCTTCGATGAATTGCCCGGTGCCGATCTTGATGTGCTGGTTCACGCCCACGGTCAGGTGGTCGTTGGCGCGGGCTTCGACTTTGCGGTCTTCGTAGACGGTGTGGTGTTCTTCGGCCTTGAATTCGCTGTAGCTGTTTTTCTCCACGGTGTCGTGGCGTTCGTTGCCGACGCGGATTTTCTGGTCGTGCTCGACGTTTTCGTCCCAGTCGCGCTGGGCGTGCAGGAAGATTTGTTCCTGGCCTTTCTTGTCTTCGATGCGCAGTTCGTTGAATCCGCCGCCGCCCGGAGAGCTCAGGGTTTTGAAGGTGCTGCGGGTTTTGTTCGCCGGCAGGGCGTACGGGACGACGTT